CATCGTTGGTATTCACTTCAATATCCAGAAGTTGTTATAAAAACAGGTGAAGTGAAATGGAAAGGAAGAGAAGCTAAATATGCCCCTTTATAAACCAAACATTTTCTTTACCCAATGATTTGGTGGAGGTTGCTTGACAGGATTTTTTAAGCAAGCTATTTCAGCTTTACATTTTGCAATTTCTTTTAAACAATTAGCAGTGAATTGTGATTGATGAAAAAAACTTCTTTCAACTGCTTCACAATGTTTTATTAACTGTTCTTTAGTAGCTACTTCTGTAAACCATAAAATCTTTTTTTCTAATTCTAATTCTTGTTCTATTGTTGCAGGTTCCATTAGTTGATCTAACAGAACGAATTGCTCATCCAAGTTCTCCATCTAATTCTTTACCTTTAGCTGCTAACCCAGTGTAGATCCCATGCATCGGATTGTCAGATCCATCGGGAAGAGTCTTCCTATGACGACCATCAAGGACGTACCAACGCTCCATATCCATCATTCTCTTCCTGTCTTCTTCTAACCATTCTGGTTTGTATCCTGTCATTGCAATGTAGTAGTTGAGTTAGGGTATAACCTTGCTTGTAAGAAATTTACAGCTTGATCATCAAGTGTATTTGTAGTCTGTTTTGCCGCTGCTTTCAACAGATCAAGTAACAGTTTTTTACCTGTTTCGCTACGCAAAAAAGCATAA